AATGTGTTCCTGACCGGAGGCGGCTATCAGTGCCGTCACGCTTGGATCGCGGTCGAGCGGTGATGTACCCGCAGATTGCGATGCTGATCCGCCCATGAGGCCCAGCGACAATTGCTCGGTTCGTAATTGCCGCTCGGGTCGATTCGGTCGATCGTGAAGCCTTCGGGGCAGGGCCCCATGTCAGCGCGGAACGCCGCATAGTCCTTCAGCCACCGATCGCAAATCCGAACGCCACGCCCTCCATAGAACCGGTAGTTGCTCGACGACGTTACGTAGCAGCGGCTCTTCATGCTGCGCCAGATGCCGTACTCGCGTTCCTTGTGGCCGCCGATGATCCCACGGTGTTTCACGTTGCCGCGCGCTCGCATCGCACGCTGCTCGCAGCCACAGCTCCGCGTGTCGCCGTTCGTCAGGTACTTGCCGAGCTTGACGGTCGTCCGGCCGCAGTCACACCTGCAGCGCCAGTGTGCACGTTGCCGTGCGTTCGTGTTGGGCTTGGCCCGTCGTTCAACGACAAGCTTTCCAAATCGTTGACCGACGAGATCCGTCAGGGCGTGGCTGCTGTATGGCACGCCTCATTATAGGTGGCTGTAACTGCCTACGTCTCGTGACTATTTCGTGCGCAACTCTCGCACCAGCGCTGCTCCGGCGGCGTTAATGGTCGCTGCCGGATTGGCCTGGCAGTGCTTCCGCAGCCAGGCGTCGATCTCCTTGCCTGTCGTCGTGCGGAGCGTGACGCCGTGCTCGGCCGCCACTGCCGCGGCCGCAGTCACGTAGCCCGTCATCCAGGCAATCGTCACGAGCGGCCGCGTCTGGGTGTTGAGGTAGCCGGTGACCGGTTCACCGCCGGGCGGAATCGTCGGTGTGAGCCATTGGCTGCAGACCTCCGGTCCTATGCCGTAAACCTTCGTGGATGATTGGCTGCTGGCACTGGCCGTGACCGCGCAGGCCGCCAAGACGCATGTCAAGACAAGCCTCATGGGGGCGAGTGTAGCCCAATCCCTTGACCCCGGTGTCACCGGCCTGACTATGCCATCAGGTCTTTACTTGATTTCTGACACTGTCCGGCGCATAATGCCTGCCGTTGCCATGCCGGTGACGGTCACGCGCAATTTTGGGCCTTTGACTGACCTTGCGCTCGTTACACACGAGGACTGGCGGGCCATCGGCTTCGACCAGCGCGAGCGCATCATCCGCCGGACCAAGGCGGGCAAGGACGTCGACGGCCGGCCGTTCCAACCCTACAGCCCGTCCTACCTGAAGCAGCTCTCCGCCGAAGGGCTCGGCGCTCAAGTTGACCTCGAAGTCAGCGGCCGGATGCTGCAGGCCATCACGGTTCAGCCAGACGCCGACGGCGTCACGCTGAGGATTCAGTGACGCGGCGCTCCTTCTTCTCGCGATTGGTTGCGCCATCAGTAGCTGCGGCTGTAGCTCCCGTGGCTGTCTCCCCTTCACAGGCCGCACTGGAAGAACTGAAGGTTGAGTTCGATGCTGGGACGATACTGGATTTTGACAGTCTGTCTCGGTTGTCGCGTGCCGTGAGCGAGCAGGTGGTTCGAGAGATGCAGTCTCAAGTGAGGCTCCGCTGATGCCGCGGCAGACGCTCATCCAGCGCAGCCGCCGCGTGCCACCGGCCGAGAAGGCGACGTTCCACCAGATTACTGGCGCCGGTCGCCGCAAGGTCATCCGAGAGTTTTTCGGTGTGAGCCGCCAGGACGAGGACGCCATCCATCAGCGCCTCGACGACGCAATCAGCCGCAACGTGCAGAGGTAACGCATGGCGAAGTTCGAGGTGGAACTCGACGACGCGACGGGCAAGCCGGTGGGCACACTGCCGGATGCGCTGCAGAAGTTCTACGACGAAAAGTTTAAGCAGGGCGAACGCCACGGCGCCGAGATTGCGGAAGTCAAGGCGAAGAAGGAATACGAGGCGCAGATTCTGGCGCTCCGGCGCTCAACCGATCCGCTGGCTGAGGAAAAGATCAAGGGGCTCGAAGACACGCTGTCCAAGATGCGTGAGGCCGAGGCGCTTCGGGAGAAGCGGTTCGACGACGCGATCAAGGAGCGGGACAAGCGGGCCCAGGTCGAGCGCGAGGCGGTCGAGAAGGAGCGCGATGCGGCCAAAGCGGAAAGTGATCGCCGCGCAGCTAAGCTGCACGCGCGGGCGGCAGCGGAGATTCGGGCGGAGGCCATCCGGTGTGGGGCTCTGGACAAGTCCCTCGATCAGATTGCCATGCTCTTGGGGAACGCGATTGGTTTGGATGACCAATTGGAGTTCTACGTCAAGGACGAGAAAGACGGATCGAAGCCTCGGCTGGTGAAAGCCAAGGGTGCGGACGGCAAGGAGACCGACGTGCCCGTGACGATCGCGATGCTGGTCGAGGACTTTATGTCACAGAATACGCACTTTGTTAAGGCGGGCGGCGGGAGCCGTTCGGGCACTGGGCGAATCGGCGCGTCGCTCACGCAACACCGAACAGGAACCGAGACCGCCATTGATCAAGCGGTCGCCCACGCCGAGGCGAACCCGACTGATCGCACGGCGGTCTCTCAATTGGTGAACGCCATTACACGCAAAGCCGATGCGCGCGTGCATGGCACCCACTAATGAGGATCGCTCATGCCGTTTACCGGGATTGCTACCAATGAACGCTTTACCGCGTCGGGGATTGGCGAAGACTTGTCGCCCCTCGTGCGGGTGCTCTCGCCGAAGGCCACGCCGTTTCTGACGTGGCTCGGAGACGCGGGCGTCTCCGCTCGCAACATCAAGCACGAATGGTGGGATGAGTACGCGCTCCCGAACACCATTCTGACCTCGACGGCCATCAACTCGACGGCCGGTGCGGACATTTCCATCGCCATCAATGGGCTCGGTAATGCGCTGACGATCGGCACGGTGCTCCGGCCGGGGGCGGGGGCCGCTGAGTTCTTCCAGGTCAAGTCGATCATCGGCGCGGATTCGATCACGCTGCTGCGCGGCTATAACGGGACGGCGGGCGCCGGATCGCTGGCTGTTGGCGGGACGCTCTACGTCACGCAGCCGGGTGGCGTGGAAGGCGCGGACCATTCGGGGGCGGATACCCGACGGCTCGGCACCCGCGTGGCCAACACGGTCGAACTCTTCCGCTACGAGATCGCCGAATCCATGACCTCGCTCGAAACGAACAATCTCGGCGCCAACGGCTGGGATGCGCGGGTCGAGAAGGCCATGAAGGCGTCGCTCTACGCGCTCGAGAATGCGGTTGTGCGTGGCGTGCTCAACACGTCGGCCGGCTCGCTCGGATCGGCGACGGCGGGGCGCACCATGAAGGGTCTCGACGGCTTCATCTCGGCCATCAACTCGACGGTGGCCGTGGCGTCCTTCTCAGCCAACGCCCACACGTATCTCGGCGATGCCTGGCGGAACATCTTTAACGCCGGCGGGGAAGCCAATACCGAGACGTGGGGCATCGTGGCCGGCGCGCAGGTGTACCAGTACCTGTCGAACCTCAACGACACCAAGGTCGAAGACACTTCGGACGTCGAGGAGTTCAAGCGGGTGATTCGGCGGTATACCGGCGCGTTCGGGACAGCGGAGCTCTTCCTCGGCCGCACGCTCGACACCGACCGCTGGATCATGGTGCCGCGCGAGCGTGTTCAGGTCGTCCCGCTCTCGGGCCGCACCTTCACCTACACGCCGATGGCGGTGTCCGGCGACAACCGGAAGGCGCTCATCACGGGTGAGTACACCGTCGAGGTGTATCACCCGAGCGCGATGGCCAAGGGCTACGTCAACGGCTAACCGTTGATCGCGTAACTAGACCCCGGTCCCAGGCGTCTCCCGCTGGGACCGGGGCCTCGACCGGGTTCTGTGGGGAGGGTAGTGACCGTGCATCGTGTCTTTGAAGCCATGAAGCACCAGAAGTACGGCCCGGATGGGTCCGTGACCATCCGCGGCGGCGTCTGGCAGGAATGGCTCCGCACCATCGAAACCGAGATTCAGCCGGAACTCGACGCCGCCCACCATCTCCTTGAGACGGCTGAGGCGTCGGTGGCCCCGTCCGAGGCGCAGGCGCTAGTCGAAGTGCGCGCGAGGCGACGGACGTGAGGCTGCGTTTCGCGTTTACGGTCGATAGCGTCCCGTTTACCACGGCGGTCATTGCGGGCACGGCATCGCTCGGCGGGTCGGAGTCGGCGTGCCTTGGGCTGGCGCGGGCGCTTTGTGCCCGTGGCCACGAGGTTCATCTCTTTGTCACGAAGCTGGCCGAGGACGCCCCGCCGGTGGATCACGCCGGGGTGTGGTGGCATCCGCTCACGGCGCTGGACGAACTCCAGATTACCCGAGATTTTGACGTGCTTGTGGCGCTCCGGATGCCCCAGCCGTTGACGGTGAGCGCCGCGAAGCTGCGCATCCTCTGGAATCAGGATCTGATGGTGCCCGGCCAGATGCAGCACGGGGTGATGGGCTGCGCGTGGGCGTTCGACCGGGTGGCCTACGTCTCGAGTTATCACCGTCAGCAGTGGGAAGCCATTGTTCCGGAATTGGCGGCAATCGGCTACACGACCCGCAATGGTTTCGATCCGGCGCTCGTGCCTGAGACGGCCACGAAGCGACCGAATCGGATCATTCACATCTCGCGGCCTGAGCGCGGGTTGGGGCCGCTCCTGGCGATGTGGCCGGCGTTCAAGCGGGCGCACCCGGAGGCCGAGCTCGCCTACTGCCGCTATTCGTCGATGTATGACGCGGGCGGGTGGGGCAAAATCTGCGAGGACTACGACCGCCAGGCCGAGGCGGTGAACGCCGACGTTGGCGGCATCGTGGCGCTCGGCGAGCTTGGCAAGGCCGCCCTCTATCAAGCGATCGCCGAGTCAGCGGTGATGTGGTATCCGGGCGTCGTGGATTTCGGGGAAACGTCCTGCATTGCGGCGATTGAAGCCCAGGCCAACTGGACGCCGTTCGTGGGGTCGTTCAAGGGGGCGCTGCCGGAAACCGTGCCGAGTGGTCGCCTCATCGCAGGCGACGCCACGACGCCCGAGTATCAGCAGGCGTCGATGGCGGCCGTGGCGGATCTCCTCGCTGGGTGTCGGCGCCAGTCCGTCGCGTATCGACAACTCCAACAGGCGGGCCGGGCGCATGTCGCGCGCTACACCTATGCGGCGATCGCCGCCGACTGGGAGGCGTGGCTGCTCAAGACGTTCCTGTCACGCTATGAAACGAACAAGCTCGCGGTGCTCCGGCAACTCTTGCACGACGACGACCACGTCACGGCCACGCTGGTGGCTGAGGAGATTATTCGGACTGGGCGCGGTGATGACCAAGCCGAGGCGGTGCGTGCGCATGAGTTCTGCGAGCACGTCATCGCCGGCAAAGACCAGACGTCGGAGCAGTATGCGGCTCATGCGTGTGACCCTCGGGAGGAGTTAGCGCTGATCCGCCGCGTGGGCGCGGGCAGCCGCCCGGCATTGGTGTGTCAGACGCTGGCCGGTCGGACCAGGATTCTTGATGTCGCCTGTGGCTCTGGTGCCTATGCGCTGGCCTTAGCCCAGGCCGACCCGACGCGCCGGATCGTGGCGGTCGACTACGCGCAAGGCAACATTGATGCGCTCAGGTCGGCGGCGGAGGCGCTCGGGTTGACGTCGCAGATTGAGGCGATCTGCGCGCCGGTTTGGGACTTCGACACGGGCGGGCCGTCGGCCTGGCTCACAGCCTATCTGGCCGCCCACGCCGGGACGTTCGACGGGCTCTGGTGCGGCGAGTTCATTGAACACGTCGCCGACTGCACGGGGTTGGTCACGACGCTCGAGCAGTTCGTCACACCCGGCGGGGCCGTCTGCTATTCGTGTCCATTCGGCCCGATGGCCGATCTCGTCGATCGGAAGACGGCGTTGCACAAGGGGCACGTCCACCACTTCCGGTCGGCCGATGTCGAGATGGTCTTCGGCAGGAAAGCCGACTTCACGATGCAAGTCTTGCCGTGGGGGCCGACGCCGCGTGGCGCGATGACCGGCAACTGGTTTATTCAATACACCGCCGGGGCGGCGCCCACCGGGAGCCGTCCTGCGGAACGCCGGATGTTGCTCCGCCCCTACCAGCGCGTGACCGGGATGGTGCTCTGCGATCAGACGCTGGATGTGCGTCGGTGTCTGGATGGGATCTGGCCGGTCGTCGACGAGATCCTGGTCGGGGACACCGGTCTGACGCCCGTGGAGCGCGAGAGTCTCCTCGTGGAGTTTCCCCGGTCGCTCCGGATCGTCCCGGTCGGACCGGTGCGCACGCACCCGGACGGTTTCGCGGGCGCGCGAAACGTGCTCCTCCGGGAGGCGCTGGGCGAGTGGGCGTTCTGGATCGACTGTGATGAGCAGCTGCTCGGCGGGTTGGAACTGCGCGGGTATCTGGACGGGCCGGTCTTTCACGGTTTCGCTATCGCGCAGAACCACCTCCACATTGACCAGCCGATGACGAAGGATCTGCCGATCCGGCTCTTTCGGCGGCTGCCGTCGATTCAGTTCTACGGATGCGTGCATGAGCAGCCGCAGATGGGGCACGCGAACGGCGACATCATGCCGAGCCTGCAGATCAACAACATCCACCTCGCCCATACGGGCTACCTGCACGAGGCCGCCCGTCGGCACAAAGCGATTCACCGGAACATGGAGCTCCTGATTCGTGACCAGGAGCGGTTCCCGGATCGGATGATCGGGCGGTTGATTACGCTCCGCGAACACGCGAACTTGGCGCTCTGGGCGCGGGAGCGCGCCGAGGGCCGATTGACGGCCGAAGCGGCGCAGCACTACCGGAAGGTCATTACCCTCTTCGAGCAGCACTTTGACGACCCGTCGAACCGCTACCACGACCTCATGCGGCCGTTTTACGAGTCGGCGCTGCGGTCGCTTGAAGGCGCCATGGAGATTGAGATGGCGCTCGGCGGCCGGGTGGGCGGCTTGCAGGCGAATACCGCGCCGGCCTCGCGCTTCTGGGCCCGCACGCCAGCCCAAGTCAAGCGGATGCTCGAGTGGCGTGTGGCAGAGGCCCTGAAGCCCTTCCAGCCGCCCGCCCTGGACGTGACTCCGGTGGTGGGGACGCCGTGGCGCACAGCGACGCCAGTCCCGGTCGAGGTGCCAGCATGAGCTGGCATCCCAACGATCTCGTCACGGATGCGGATCTCGTCTCGTACGAGCAGACGATCCTGACGCAGTTCGGTCAGACGGAGTGGCTGCGCCGGCGGGCCAAGGCGCTCGAAGACTGGCTGTTTCCGCTCCTTGAGCAGCGCGGATTCAGTCCACAGCGGCTGCGCACGCGGCATGTGCCGGTCACGGCGTGGTCACTCAGCGGCAGTACCTACACCAACCAAACGACGGCGGTGGCGACCGAGAACGGGCTCAATCTGGCGTCCGTGCTGGCGGCGACAACTGACTACCTCTACCTCGGCTTCGCGGAGCCCTTCCGTGGGATCTCGGTGCGGATGGCCGACAACGTCTCCTCGGTCAGCGCGGCGCTCGATCTCCGGGTGTGGGCCGACGGCTGGGAGACCCCGCCGAATGTGAAGAACGAGGCGCGGAGCGGGACGAAAGCGTTCGGGAAGGGCGGGGCGATTACGTGGGACGTGCCCGAAGGCGTGGCGCTCCGCACGATCAACAGCTCGGCGTCGCTCTACTGGGCGCGGCTGTCCCTGTCGGCGGCGCCGACCGGGGCGCTGGCGGGTCCGTGGGCCGTCATTCGCCGGTCGAGGCTCGCCGCGCCGGTCACGCTCCGGACGCTCGCCCTCATCTTCCGGGAAGCCCCCACTGGCCAAGACGGGCCGTGGACGGAGAAGGCCATCTGGTACAGCGACGAAGCCGACAAGGCGTTTTTACGGGTGGCGGACCAGCTTGGGCCGGAGTTCGACACGGACCAGAGTGACGCGATTGACGAGACCGAGCGGCAGCAGACGGCCGCCCAGGTGTCGAATGGCGGCCTGTCCTTGGAGCGGTATTGACATGGCGACGACTGAAGACGCCCTGGTTGACCGCGTCCGGGCGGTGCTCATCGAGACGCTGGGGTTTCAGGAAGCGGTCGGCCGGGACTTCTCGCGGACGGCGATCGGCGCGACTGATAAGCGGTTCATTGTGACGTTTGCCGGGTTGCCGCCGATGGGCGGGTTCGCGTTCAACGAGGAAGCGCGCGGCCGGATCGTCGTCGACGTAGCGCGGGCGACGAACAACAACTCACCCGAGGCGACGCGGAAGCTCTACCAGGACGCGCGGGCGGTCGTGCGCGCGATTGTGCGCGATGCGGCCGAAGACAGTGGGGAGTATGCCATCGAAGACACAGACCGGGGCGTGGAACTGATCGCGCCCGACGGCGCGGCGTATCAGGTCGTCCGCGTCACCGTGCCTGTGAACTTTGAGGCCACGTTGTAACGAGGAGGCACTATGCCAGGGGTCACCGGACGCGAATCCCGCGGGGTCGCGTTTGCCAAATGCGGGACAGGATCGTGGGGCGTGGCCGCTTCCGTCACCAAGGGCGTGTACTTTGCGTCTGACGGCGGGCTGCAGCTGCAACCCGCGCGGGTCAATGACGAGGCGTTCGGCCAGTCGTTCCTCGGGGCTGGGGATCTGGGCGATGTCGAATCGCCGAATCTCACCGTTGGCGGTCGGTCCCGCTATAACGATTACGGCTACGTGCTGGATGCCTTAGCGATGGGCTCGCCGGCGGCCGTGACCATCTCGACGTCGGCCTCGGGCCAAGTGACGTCCTGGTCGCACGTCATCGATCTCGCGCCGTCGATTGATGGTCTCGCCGCGACCTTCGCTTTCGACAAGGTCCGGTTCATTGAAGAACTGACATCCGCGAAGGTGCGCGGGTTCACGGAAAGCGTTGGCGACGGCGGCGTCATGGACCGCATGTACTACCTCGACGGGTCCAAGCCGACGAACATCTCGTCGACGAACATCAACTCAACCGTCTACGGCGCGACCTATCCGGCGCTCGCCAACCGGGTCTTCCGGATGCACGGGACGTTCCGGATCAACCTGCAGTCAGCGTCCGCGCTCGCGGCGGGTGACAAGATCGACGCCGAGACGATCGACCTCGAGTTCGAGCGTCCGCAGGACAAGCCGCACGTGTTTGGCCAGGACTACGTGGCGGAGCCGGCCGACAACGGCTGGCCGACGATGAAACTGACGGTTAAGCAGCCGCGGTTCACGACCGGCGTGGCGTCCTTCTACGCGGCGCTCCGGACGGCCGCCGTGGCGTTCAAGGGCGATCTGACCTATCTCGGCTCATACATCAACTCGACCGACCGGTACACGCGGCTTTACCAGTTCCCGCACCTCGAACTGGACGAGGCGTCGCTTCCGCTCGACGGGGCAACGCAAATCAAGCCTGACCTCGTGTTCCGCGCCAAGCTCGCGGCGACCTCGCCGGCGGGCATGGCGTTCGTGAACCCGTTCCGGCTGACGCTGATTCAGGTCAATTCGTTGAACGCCTTCTCGGCGTAACGGGCACTACGCGGGCACGACACGGGCACCACCATGGCACGACCAGGAGGGACGCACATGCGGGCACTGATGAGGGACGGAGACACCTTTACGGTGACGGAACAGGAACTCGGGATCATGGGGGCACAACCCGACGTGAGCTACGTGCTCCGGCTGATGCCGAAGGACGAACTCAAGGCGATCCGGAA